CTACGAGCCTTTCGGCTCGTAGTTTGAGGAACGGAGGCCACCACTTAAGGCTGAACCGTAAAGGGTTAATCCAATTTGGACCTCCCTTTGCGCTTCGGCTAGGTAGTTGATTTTATCGACTGCCAAGAGTGGTGCATTTTCGAAAGCGGGGGACCCCTCAACCTCTGGACTCCTACGGTGCATGGGATTTACAAAATACCCCATGCAGTCGAGTGGATATCCTTTGGAAGAGGCCCCCCCTATACCCATCCGCGATCGCATTAAGCGCAACCATGAGAACGCTCACTGGTGTGATCGTCTCATTTAACGAAAATGTTTCCTTTTAAGAAAGTTCCTTTCCATTTGGTTTATCCTAATAGTCTGAGCTTGGATTCGGGCCGACTGGCCTGATTCCGAGGTTCTCGGGCTTGCCTTCCCGAGGTTTAAATCTCGGGCAGGGCAATCGTCCAGAACCTTCCGCTCTTTCTAAAGGGACATTCCTCTTGGGCGGGTCCTAACTTATCCGGATCATCAGAGAGACGTTAAGACTTCTTTCGCGCAGAGATCATAGCGTCAACCTGACGGGGCGTTGCCCTATCTAGTTGATTCCGTGACTTCTGCGAAGAAGGTTTCTTACGCTTCTTTGAATCGCCTCGGGACGGTAGGACGTGATGGTTATTGATAACGTTTATGAGGTCTAACAGACCTATATCCGTAATCGCTAACTGTCGCATCTTACTTATCCCTCGGCACATGGCCGTTAAGTGATTAAGTATAGTTGCTTTTGAACTTGCAATGGTCTTGTTTCGCCTTATTGATAAAGTAGCAAAGGGATCGAGAAAGAGCTGAACGTCCAAATGCAACCATTGCATAAGGTCGTCAGATTCCCTCACCCGATGTGCTTTATCAAACTCCAATTGAAGTTCTGCTATATTTCTTAGCAGGACTCCGAATGGAGGTAGGCTGAACAGTAACGATTGGGCATCCAACCCTTCAGGCACCAAGCATCTGAACTTCTCTAATTCCAACTGGAATCTAGATAATTCGGATACTTGGCGCTTGATAGCAGATTCTAGGACTCTAGCTTTGCACTCATTTAGATAGATTCCGATAAACTCGGAAGCTTTCTTGAATGAGAAGCAACCTAGGATCCCTCCCAAGACTATCGAGCCGAGTTTCTCGCACTTGATACGTCTCAGGAGTCTAGTGTCTTCTCGCGAAGGCAATAGATAGAACTTCCACGCTTTATCGGCCAGGCGGCCTGACAGGCTGCCGCGACCGAGAAGCAGGAAGAACTCTGCTAACAAGCCCCGGGAAACCAAGGCTTCTCCTCGTGATAACCAGCGCTGCTCGATCTCTCTAAACCAGGTTGCGACCTCATAGTACGAAAGTCTCCTTATTGCCTCCGTTGGAAGCATGTTAGGATTCTTTTTGATACTATGGAAACGCATTGCCTCGAATAGGGAGCCGAGCGGAGCGCCGGTGACCTCCTTTCCTAAGTAGATCCATCTCTTAGCGAACTCATATGCGTCGTTAGACACATGTGTTTTCAGCGGAGAGACTTCTACTCCTAATTCGCCAAGAATAGTGGCGTACTGCGAAGCAACATCATTGTTAGAAATGACAATGTCGTCGCCTAGTAGCACGTAAGCATCCCAAGTGATTGGGAGTCCGGCCCGCTTAGCAGCGAGCCGCACTATCGCATGATGGGTAATCGCGAATGTGGTCCAAGACGAATAAGCTCCCATGGGTTGGCCCGCTCCGTAGCGTACGGAGCCTGGCATCCATGTTAGTTTAAAGTCTCGGTCACAAAGCAATGACCACCATGCAGCCGCATATTCTTTTGAAGTAAGCTGTGCTAAGACCGCCTGCTGTAATTTTACAGGGAGGCGATCCGTCGCATTACTTAAATCGCAAGAATGATACGGTCCTTGGCGCGGTAGTTTAGATCGGAAGGATCCTTGATCAAAGGTACAGTCAGGCTTGAGGCTCCGCAGAAGCGCAAACTGCGCTTTATGCAAAGGCTCGAAGCATGTCTGTGTCCAATAATCTAGGATAGCAACGATTCGATTCTTGGCTTCCTTGTCCTTGATGAGAGACAACCTCGCAACCAAGCCTTTCGGCTTAATCTTGAGTATCTCACACCAAGCAAGGGGGCTGATGAGTCGGATCTGACCTATCGTAAGGGCTAACTTCTCTCCACCACAAAGGGCCAGGTATCTAATCTGGTCCTCTGTTAGGAGGGAAGCGTCCTCGATACTTCCAATCAAAGCTTGCGCATTGGGGCCAGATTTGGTTGTAACATGCGGACGTTCCCATTCGGGAACGTCGAGCTTCCAACCAAGACCTTTTACGATGCCTGTTAGTTCCTGCTCTATCACAGAGCATACTGGAACCGCAGGGAGCGTAATCGGATCGAGGTTGGGGCTCTTCCAGCCGGGTATGATCCTGCTTAACCCTAAAAGAGTTAGAGCAAGACGTATCTCGGGTGGTCGCTTGTTACGGATCAACTCAACAAAGGGGAGCACCGCAGCGTGCGGTAAACCATCTTTGTCGAGCATCACCCCAAATCCTGGTGTATCGATCAAAGGTTGCCCACAAAGGTAGCGCGTACAACATAATCGGAGGGATTTAATCCAGCCGATAGTGTCTACGCCTCCCCGAGTGGACTCCCGATGAGCGATCATCTCAGTCCAAGCTTGTATTACCCCCTTATCAGGCTTAAGCCCTAAGTATGCCTTTGTCAGAAACGTGATAACGATTCTGGCGAGGTTTAACTTAAGTTTAAGCATGGTAAGTGTTTAGAGTATGTAGTCTGGATCATCTTTGGGGATGAATCACCAGCGCCCATCTGCAAACGCGGACCGACCACCCCCAGCTCTTACGAGACTGGGAAGGTGTTAGGACCAAGGCTGTGGATGGAATGGTTACCATCAGGCGGAGCCCTGGATTAACACCCCCCATGGG